AATGATAGAAACTGTAGTGGCTCTTTTAATGTTTATAGGGCCTGATATTAAAGAGCATCGTATCCAGCCAGAGGGTATGGCACAGTGCCTTCGCCATAAAAGGATAGCTGAAAGACAGTTTACTCCTAATGTACAATATAAATGTCTTAGATCTAAAGCAGAATTAGAGGAAAATATTGATGGCACACAAACAATTAAAAAACTAATATTAGAATAGTGGTCAAATTTTTATTAGTTATTCAAATTTGTTCTGCTATACATGGTAATTGTTTACCTAAACAATCTGTTGATGTATATGATTCTTGGTATAATTGTGCTGCTTCTGGTACAAATGAAACAACTCAACTAATGGAAATAATAGGAGAAGATTTAATAAATAATAATAAAATATATATTACATTTTCCTGTAGACCACAAAATGAAATATAAAAAAAGAAACCCAGTAGCTCAAACTCTTTTAAAATTTAAAAATAAAATTATTGAACATAAAAAAATATATAAAAGAAATAAACAAAGAATTAAACAACAAATGCTAAGTCATAGTCAGGATATATAATGGGTAAATTACCTTTTGAAGTTAGAATGGCTATATTATTATTTGTAGGTGGATGTATACCCATATTCATTCATCATATAGTACATAAATTATGGGATGTAAGTATATTAAGAGCCGCAGAAATTACTTTTATATTATGTATTCCAGTAGCATTTTGGATGGCAGAAAAAATTAATGAACGTTGGCATGATGATCAGGAGTAAATATGTATTTAAACGCTAATATCCCAGTGATAGAATGTTATGTAAGAGGTAATTATCTGAGAGATCAAAAAGACTCTCATGATAAATACTTTGAGTGTGTAGTATTTGGTTTTACATCAATACCAAAACAAGTACCTTTATTTCATTACATGATGACAGATGGTGGTATATGGTGGAGAGCACCTATATCTGCATTTTGTAAAAAACCAGGTGTAAAAGAATTACCTTTAAATGAATTAATGTTATGGGATTCATTTAGTTATAATGTAAGTGTTACTAGATTTTATCAATTACAAGGTTGTAAAATGCTGTACACATCTAGAAGAAGAAAAGAAAGAGAAGGCACATATCTATTTACTATAGATTGGTGTGCTGGTGATTATAATGAATTAGATTTTGGTTATGCAGAAAAACCTGATCAACATAAATGTGGACATGTAATAGAATTAGACGATGGTAACTATGCAATACAACCCAACAATAGATTAAGAATCTTTGATCCATCGATGGCAGCAGATCCATCAAAACCCCTTATACATAGATTAGTTAATACTAAGATATGGTCTGTAGAAGACACATCAAAATGGATAACAGATGAGAATCAAGAAGGAAGTTACGATTATGAATATAAGGAGATAAAAGATGGCAAAGAAAAAGTCAACAGTAAATAAAGCAGGTAACTACACTAAGCCAGGTATGAGAAAGCGATTATTTAATAAAATAATGGCTGGAACAAAGGGTGGCAGAAGTGGACAATGGAGTGCCAGAAAAGCCCAGATGCTAGCGAAGCAGTACAAAGCAGCTGGGGGTGGCTACAAGTAATGATAACTTTTATTAAAAAAATTTTAGGTATAGATAACTTAGAATATAAAATTAGATTACTTGAGAGAAAAAACTATTGGAGAGATAAATACAAAGTATGGTTAAGAAAATAAAAAAAGTTGCTAAAGCTCTGAAAAAAGCATCTGCTTTACATAAAAAACAAAGTAAGGTTATTGAGAAACATATTAAAGAAATGAAATCTTATGGCAAAAAAAAGAGATCCTAAAGTAGGAACTGGTAAAAAGCCAAAAGGTTCAGGTAGGAGGTTGTATACAGATGAAAATCCTAAAGATACTGTCGGTATTAAGTTTGCAACTCCTACAGATGCCCGTAAAACTGTGGCAAAAGTTAAACGAATCAACAAACCCTTTGCAAGAAAAATCCAAATTCTTACAGTTGGTGAACAAAGAGCCAAAGTTATGGGTAAGACGCAGGTGGCTAGCATATTTAAGAAAGGTAAGGAATCAATCAGAAAAGGGAGAAAAAAATAATGGCACTCGCAAAGAGGCAAAGAAGTCTTAAAGCATGGGGGAAACAAAAATGGAGAACGAAATCAGGCAAGAAGTCTTCGGAAACTGGAGAACGGTATTTACCAGAGAAGGCTATCAAAGCTCTGTCATCTGCGGAGTATGCGGCAACGACAAGAGCAAAACGAAGAGGAACAAAAAAGGGCAAACAATTTGTGAAGCAACCGAAAGGGATTGCAAAAAAAACAGCGAAATACAGGAGGTATAGCTAATGCCAGGACACTACGGTAAAATGATGAAAAAGAAAGGTGGCAAAAAAGTCACTGGAAAAAGAAAAAAACTAGACATGGACAAAGATGGTAAACTAACTAAAAAAGACTTTGCTATGTTAAGAAATAAAAAGAAAAAGAAAGCATAATGAGAAAAGGACTATACGCTAATATCCATGCTAAGAGAAAGCGTGGTGGTAAAATGAGAAAGAAAGGTGCTAAAGGTGCACCTACAGCTGCTAATTTTAGGAGAGCTGCAATGACGGCTAGGAAAAAATAATGGTAGCTAAAAAATACCAAAACCCCTCAGGTGGATTAAATGAGGCAGGTCGTAGATATTTTAAAAGAACGACTGGTGCTAATTTAAAAAGACCTAGTAAAAAAGTTGGTAACAAAAGAAGAGCTAGTTTTTGTGCCCGTATGAAGGGGATGAAAAAGAAACTAACATCTAAAAAAACAGCTAATGATCCAAATTCTAGAATTAATAAAGCTCTTAGGGCTTGGAATTGCTAGTGCAATTTTATTTATAACTATAGCTATGTCAGATATAACAAAAACAAAAGACTTTATAAAGGTAGTTGATGAGGTAAAATCAGAGTATCCTGAGGGTTCTCTTGAAAGAAAAATACCAACATCATTTATAGCTACAGTTGCAGCTGTAGAGACAGGTAACTTTAATTTTAAAGGTGCAGATACTGCAAATAAAGCTAATAATTTTTTTGGAATACATGCAACTGGTGATCAAGATTTTTTACCAACATCAGGTGGTGCTAAACTTAGATCGTTTGAGGATAATAAAGGTAGCATTAGAGCTTTTATAAACTTAGTTAAAGCTGATGAAAGATACAAAGATGCTATAAATGCAATAGATAAAGGACCTAATGAAATGTTTAAGGGAATGTCTGTATATGCAGAGAATCCTAATTATGTAAACATATTAAGTAGTGTATACAGAGATAGAATAGAACCAATATTTCAAACAGAAAATTTTTTACTACCAAAAAGAAAACCAATAACAGAACAAATGGATAGCTTGCAATAAAAAAGGGAAGCCTAACTTAATAGACTTCCCTAGCAGGCAACACGAAGACCGCTTGACTTTTTAGTCAGGTGGTCTTTTTTTTTGGACAGAACGATAAAGGTCTCTATCACCCCATCGTTTCTGCCAAAACCAGGTACTCAATGAACTAGCCCAACCTTCAAATTTATCCATGATAGGATTGTGCCAAAAGTAATATCTAAACTTTTTGTATAAGTTGCTTGATGTCATCTTGTAATTTTCTTCCTACAGCATTTGCATGATTGATTACAGCAGCACATAAGTTGCCATGATAAGGATAGCTTTTAAGTGCTTCTCTAATTTTAGCAACAGGTTTACCACCATAATCAATAACTATTGCATTATCTTTATTAAGACCTATTTTTAATTCAAATAGTATACCAGTGTATTTATCTAAATTATTTTTTTCGGTCATCTGTATTGCCTCCAGTATATGGTGTTAATACAGATAAAGCATTCATGAGTTTAACAACTTCACCATAAGGTCTAGTCATTAAATATCTCATGATATCCATAAGTTGTTCAGAACTTATTATGTAAGTTCTAGGGGTAGCTTGTTGTTTTTTTTGCTCTTCTTTCTTTTCCATCTATCCTCCTATTAAAATGGTATTTCTTTATCATCATAGTGCCTTACTAAAGACTCTAATTTTTCTTTAGCACTACAGTATTTAGATAATAATTTATCTATCTCTTCTATGTGTTGTGGGTGTTCTCCTATACCCACAGAGTTAGCTAAATAAATATCAATTGTTGCTAATGCAGCTTCCATATCTGCTTCATATTTTTTTCTTAAAGCATTTATAATTTTATCTTTAATCATTCTGCACCTCTAAAAGCATAGTATTTATCTTCTATTAAATCTTCATCTAATAAATAAGGATTGTCTCTACCTCTTTTATTAAACTCGGTTCTTAAATCTCTTATAGTTTGATTTAATGTTCTGCCTGAATTTAGACAGTTACAAACCATATCATCTACTTCTATTAGTGCTTGCTTTATTGCTCCCATCTTCTGCCTCCTGTAGTTGTTTATTTAATTTATTTATTTCATTCTGTGTATGTATCATAACTTCTTGTAAAGCTATTATCTTACCTAACACAGACATTTTTTCACCGTGACTCATTTGACCTCCTTTATTAGTCTGTTTAAATACCATTGTGCTTTTTCTAAATCTTGTAAAGGTTCACCCTTAAATTTATATCTAGCAACATATTTCAAAACGTTACCCTTCAAGTACCCATGGTATTCATCATCTGTCATACAATCTCGTATAACATCGATAGTTTCTTTTTTACCATACTTGTAATGTGCAGGTGAATTAACTTTATCGTCTACCATATTCTCTCCTTATTGCATTATAGTCAATCGTTTCAATGTTATAAGAACCATTAGTAACTTCTCTTTTAACTACAATACCACTCCACCACATATGCTGAGTATCTCTAGCAAAATGTTCTTTGTGATTTAAATAACATCCAGCAGACAATGCATGTAACTTTTTACCATTAGGTAAAGTAGATGTAGCATAATCTAACAAATGACTATGGCCTACTGTAGCAGATACTTTGTGTTTTGTCAAGAGAGTTCTAGCTATATTTTCTCCTGATATTGCACTACCTAATATACCTGATGGAAAATGATGAGCATAGTATACACCATTTAAAACTTTATTTTGTTTATATGGAACTTCTTGCCATCCATATTGTTTAAAGTTTAAATCACTAATTTTTAGTGTACCATCTAATTCAGGATTTTCATCTACAAATCTATCTATTCTATCTTCATGATTACCATGTAACATAATCTTTCTAGCTTTGTGTTTACCTAAGCCTTTATTAAATAAAGATAATGCCTCATGCGAGTGTTGCATATCCTTTTGATATCTTCTACCTTCAAATGATTTTTTCTTTTTATCATACGAAGATAAAGAATCCATACTACAAAAATCACCCATACA